CGGAAGAGTTCAAACTGTCGTACCACAGCATCAGCTCTTGGTAAGGGGCTGTCTTCCCTTTTAGCCTTGTGCTTGCGTCGGTAGAATACCAATTAAGCGAATTGGGTGTTTGAGCTCCTACAAAAATGGAAGCAACGAGAAGGAAGAATAAAATCAGTCTTTTCATTTTCTTACTGTGATTAGGTATTTAAATCCGGGGCTTACGTCATAGCCTCCCAAATTATATTGGATGGCATTCACGCTTATCCTTTTGGCATATATGGCCAACTCCTGCCAATCGCTTTGACCCAAGCATATGGAAGCAAAGACATTGCGTGTATTGAGGTTGTGGGTAATTGTATAGAGAGTCGTAGCGCCATCGCAGGTTATTTCCTGCGTGTAGGATGGCGCTATGTTGTCATCGACATATTTTTTCGGGACAATGTGATTAGGGTCTGTAGGTGTTAGTGTTGTCGAATAACCAGCAAGGGATTCAATTACATTGCCTCCGTCTTTTAGGTTGAGGAAACTGTTATTGATAGGGGTCATGACATCGCGCACAAATTGGGCAGTTGTCCGCCTTCCACCCGAAAGAATCTTGTTTGCAATCAGTGTCGCTATTTCAGCTACGGTATTGGCCATCTTAAATCCCTCCTATGGTTATGTATCCTTTATCTGATTCAGCTATTTTCCATTTTGTCTCATAGCCGTTTATGACCTTTGCCACTTGCAATTCTACATTCTCAGGAACTCGCACATTGAACAGAAGGCGGCCCATGGCCGTATGCAACGTGTCCTGTTTGGTGGTTTCCGCAATGGAAAATTCCCCACAGGTTACCCGCATGATAAATGGAGCCTGAAAACCCAATGTCCTGTAAACGGGAGCTTTCAAAATGGCCCTGCAAACTCCAATGAGCTTATGAAGCTTTAATGTTGCCAGCCTGTCGCCTTGGTCATCTTCTGTGGATTTGGAAGAGGTATACACATCAATGTTGTAGACATAGTTTCCATCTGAAAACTTGGCATCCTCATTGTTGTAATCACCTTTCGCCAACTGCACATTGATGGCGGGAAGCTCTGTTTTGTCAAATGGTATTGACCTTTCACAATAGATGTCTATCCCTTCCGCGTTAAAGTCATCGCTGAAATCACCAGTAAAATCCAATTGGGCTGCTATCTCTTCGGCCAATACGTCCGCAATGCGATCCCTTACGAGTTCGAAAGCCTGGGGCTGTATTTCTTCTAGGAGTTTTGCCATTAATTGAAATCGCCAAGTATGCAGACAATGACCCCAACCGTTTCCGAAGGGTACCATTCGTCTATGATGTAGATCTTATCCGTTTCCGTACTGTCCTTTGCCGTTACCCTGTGCTTTTTCAGGTTCACTTCTCCTGAGGCATCACGAATAGGATACAATGGGTTTGCAGTGAATACCACGCTTTCAGAGAAACAGACGTGGGCATTTTTGGAATTGACCCTTTGGCCGTCCGTGTTTATTCCCAAGTGGTGTTTGCTATGGAGGCCAACAATAAGAGCGGTTTCACCAGTGGGGGCAGTCAGCAACATTTCGCGTCCAAAGCCGTCCAAGCTGGATGTAATGGTTGCGAAGTCCCGTTTTGCCTGTTCTAGTAGCCCCATTTGTTGCGTGTGAACCAAAAAAAAGGGTGCGTACACCCTTTTTTAAATCTTATTGAAGTATCAACTATTGCTTTTTCTTTGCTTCTGCCTTTATAAGAGCCTTGATTTTCTTAAGGTTCTTATCGGTCACCAGCTTCAAAAGATCCTCATCGGTGATTTCACCAACTAGGGCTTTTATGTCTTCTAATTTCTCTTCCTCCACCAGCTTCAAAAGATCCTCATCGGTGATTTCCTTTGGGTCTTTGTCGCCTTCCCCTAACTGGTCTTCACTAGGTTCGGTTTCTTCGATGTATCCCCTTTTTTCAAGGTCTTCCGCGTCGGCAAAATCAGTGGCGGGATGTGGCAGCTTATCCTCGATGGTGGTACCACGTGGCCCCCCACAGAGGGCCACATTATCTTTCAATTTATAGTACTTCATTATGCTACTACTTTAGCGGTGTATACTTGGTCAACTCCTTCCAGAATCGGCATACCTGCAGACTCAATGTGATATTCACGAGTTCTCTTTTTCTCGTCTGTGAACTGGCTTACAATGTACTTTCCAGTTACTGGCGCTTGTCCTGGCTCCAACAATTGTGGAACAGCAGCCCACCCCATTTCAAACTGTGGCTTTTCGGGCAGCACAATCATTTTTTTAGGGTCAATGTAAGGCGTTGGCACACCCGCACTGTTATCATAGAACTGAGGGTAAGACCAAAGACGAAAACGGTACGGCCCTGCAGAGATTTCACCGTGAAAAGAAGCCCCTTCCGAATTACGCTGAGGAGCGGCTACTGCATCCAAAGACATATTGAAAGTGTTCTGACGGCTCAAAAACTTGGCGTTGTTCAAAAGGTCACTCAAAGCCTGTGAGCCTAAAATAACGTTGAATGTAGGGGTTACTACTTTTCCAACTGTACGAAGGAAAGTGCCTGCAGCCTCAAAAACGGGGAATGGGTCAATTGCATTGGCGAAATAACCAGCCGCAGTTGCATCCACAATAGAAGCGGCTTTGCGTTTGAAGTCAATCGCCCCGTTACCTTGATTCATGATCAAGATACCGGTTTGAAGCACCTGGGCTCTTTGTAGCTCATATGCTCTTTCTATCTTATCCTGCAACATCTGTGTTTTCTTCACAGCGCTGTTGATCAACTCACCTAAGGCCGTTTCGCTTATAGATGAGGCCCTCCAAAGGCGATCATAAAAATCTAATGAAGTAATGTCCCAATACTCCCGGAAGTACGGAGAGATAAAGATTTTCTCGGTTGACTTACTAAAAGTGTTGCGGTTACCGTCTGTTCCTCTAAGAACATCCAATGCCACCTTTTCGGTAGTACGCGAAGCATTGATAGCCAATTCCAGTGAATCGCTAGGCTCCGCATCTGGAAAGAACGAACCCAAAAACTTTGTGGGCGCAATGGTTTCGTTATAAACCGCAATCAATTTCTTTGTAAAAAGACCTTGAGCATCAGTGGTTGCAATATTCATTTCTTGGGTTGATTAGTCGTGCTAAAAAATTATTGGTTATCGTAAGCGGTCATCTCCGTAGAATAGACCAGTTTCAAATCAGTGTTTAAGACAATAAGGTCTTTCACGCGTCTTGCCGAAATTACTGTTTCCAGTGTGTCAGCACCTTGGAAAAGAAGTTTTTCAGCGGCCACGTCACCACCGTCACAGATGTATACATCTATGTTGGAGTTAGCAGGCACTACGTACGTTTCACACAATACACCAATGGGGTGTTGGCTGCCATCTACCGCTGCAGATGTAAAAGGAGTGAGTTTGTCAGTGGCTCCAATCCTACCCATTACCGTACCTTCCAGTACTGTTACAGGCGCACCAGTGGCATTGGCAATATTGCCTTTTGCGCTGCGACGGTTCCAAAGAAAAATCTTTGAAAGGTCTGTATTAATGATAGCCTGTTGGCCGTTGTTCAATGCTACGCTTTGAGAACTCATGTCTTTAGCTTTAAGGGTGATTATTTAGTAAGTCCCAATTTCTTGTCTAGTTCCGCCTCAAAGTCAGCTTTTACTTTTTCCTCAGCTGTCAATTCAGTGGTTTCCTTTTCAACCGCCGTAGTTTCCACCTTAGGGGCTGCAGCACTTTCAATTTTCTTAAGGGTGTTGGCATTTATGCCTTTCACGGTCATTTCTGCCATAAATGTTTGAGTAAGCTCAGAACCATCTTTAATGGCTGTAGTCACCGCCTCTGGGTCAATTGGCATGAAAGCCGCCAACGCACCTACACGGTCGCGTTCTTTGGCAATTCCAATTTCTACTACAGAAGCAAACAAAGCTGGATGTTCAGCCTTAAGGGTATTTAAATCCATTGTCTTTATGTTTTGTTTTACCGATATATTAGTAGAGGTTTCGACTGCCGCCGCTAACCCAAAAACTCGCTCATTAAATGCGGCCATTTCAGAGGGTGTTATCTTGTTTATTTTAGAAACAATCCCCAACTGCTTTGCTTGCTTGGCCGTCAAAGTAACATCTACCCTTTTTGATGGATTAAATAACTCGTCGAACGAAACACCTGTGACGTCTTGCCATTTAAGAGGATCTATTTTGCTTTCCATCTTTTTGCGGATGTCTGCATTTCGTTCATCTAACCATTTCTGATCCTCAGGAGAAGAAACGTACATGTCCGCTCTATGAGCAATAAAAGTGGTCACATCAAGTGCCTCCACATCATCGGCAAAAAGTGCCATTATGAAAGCCATGGAGTCTGCGGCGCCGTCAACTTTCATTTTAACACCGCCTATCTCAATCATTTTGGCAATTATGCCCCATCCAGAAGGAACAGACCCGCCGCCAGAATTTACCCGCAAAACGATGCTCTCGTTTTTGGACTCCTCCATTTGCGCAATGAGCTTTTGGGCTACATCGTTGTAAATATAGGAGTACAAATAAAGTTCTTTGGCCATGCCATAAAATTGAATATAATTTGGCAATCAGGTAAATTTTCTCCATTTTTGATGGAAGAAATACGAAATGGCAAAATTAAAGCAATCTAGCGATGTGGAAGAATTGCGCATCACTAACGTATCAGTGGGCTTGAAAAGGACGCTGGAAATTATAGCGGAAAATAATGGGTACGGATCCATTAGCCCTTTCATAAAACAGAAGCTTAGGGAACTGGTAAATGCCACCCCTGAAAAAATGAAGGTCCGAGTTATCGAATAACCCGGACCTTCTTATTTGGTAACAACTGGATTCGGTGGTGCCGTAATCTTTAATTTTTTTGACTCTTCTAGTTCCAATGCAAACTGTTCCATGTTACTTGAAGAATAGCCACCGTTTAAAGCTTCGGTAGCTGCCTCCACTGTAGTTAATGGTATTGCTCCTGCAGCATCTCCCAATTTGGCACGTTCAGCGTCTACCTCCTTTTTAGGATCTATATGCGGAACATTCGGACCCACCCATCTAACACCACGATAAGCAAAAAGAACCATGTCGTTTCCATCGTTCTTGGCTTTCAGATACCCAGGGGCCGATACCTTATTTTTAAGTATTTCGGTTTCTAGCCAGAACTCGTAAATAGGTTGATAAAAAGCATTTGCAAATGCATCACGGGTTACATTAATAGTGTGTTCCCACTCTTTTAGAGCGGCCCTGCTTGCACTAAAATTGCTGTCATACTTACTCATTGCCACATTGGGAGGAATGGTAAGAGAGGCACAGATTAGATCAATGTTCACATTGTAGAAGTCTTTAAAGTAAAGCTCGTTTTTGCTTTCCAACGATTTTAGATGCGAGCCAATAGGCATATTATACGTCTGCTTGTTGGTAGTGGCATTTACTTTGTTTGCCAATTGCTCCCCTTCTTGGGTAATAGGGAGGTCGCCAGTAGCATCCGCATCAAATGCGGCGGCCAATCCCTGAATAAGCGGGCTATCACCTGTAGAACCTAATTCGTGCTCAATCGCATAGACGATCTTTTGGCGCTCCTCGGCACTTCCTAGAGTGGCTTCCTTGTATCGCTCCATCTTTTTCAATGTCTCAAGTACGGGAGCTATTACAGGAATGCTCCTTGTATTGTCTAGCCTGTATCTAAGACCTGGCACTAAATAGGCTGTTCTTAACCCGTTGATTGGGTTTATAGCTTCAATCCTTTGTGTTTCCAAGCTGTTCTTTTTCCGTACATAATAGGCCACGTGCTCATTGGAGGGGGAAAGCTCAATGCCGTTTTGTATTCTATTGCCATTATTGATGTACTGAGGTTGTGAGTCATTGCCTAGCAAAGGGGAACAGAGATGACACCCGTCAACCAACTGCACGTTGACGCTGCCATTCTGATATCTAAGAATAACCAGAACATCACCGCCAACCAATGTATTTATAAATCCAGTGGATGCCAACAGATTTAAATTCTGCATTTTTGAATAATCACTGGCATTTGATCTTGCAAAAACGGCAAATCTAGACTCTACAGTTTTGCTAAATGCTTGAATGTCCAAATTTATTTTTTCTGACTTCAATACTTCTTTAGAGGGCTCTGATTGTGCTTTCAGTCCTTGGCCAATAATCCAAAGTACAAACTTGCGAATGATGGTTTGGGTAACCTCGCTTTCCAAATAGGACTGCCAAGACCTCAAACTTAATCCATTGTGATCTAACCAATACTTTTTGATGGGGCCAATTTCGCCCATGTTCTTTTCTCCATTATAACCTACAGAGAAGATAACTCCCCCCGTCACCCCACTATTAGCGGTGATGTGCCTAGGCCTTGTACGAACCTCCTTTGGTTCGTCTTGGAAAAGACTTCTTATAGTTGCCAAAAATCCTGCCATTATCGTATAAAGTTTTTACTGTCCACCAATCTCACCATGCGCCCGTTTACGTTTGTATTCAATTTGGCTACATACATATCCCTTAGCTGCTCTAATTGCTGCATGGTCTTGGTCAATGCGGTGATGTCCCTGTAGACCGTTTCAATCTTTACCTGCCCATCATCTAGGCGGTATTCTTCAAACTGCCCCGTAAGGACCGCTTTTTCTACCGCCGTAAACATGGATAGAATAATAAGGTCAAGCCTTGCAATTTTATCCTTAATGCTGGTGGCGCATTCTAAGTACTTTTCGACTGAAACATATACGGCCATGGTTACAAAGTTTTGATCTCATTAATTTTAGATTGGGAAATGTCAATGCCAAAGGTGGGACTTGGTGTATAAGTTCCCCCTGCCGTGGTAATACCTGCGGCAATATTGGTAAGTTCCGTAACAATGTCCGCCTTAAATTGCTGTAATGCCAAATTTAATTTGGTATAACGCACTAAATTGTCCACATTACCACCTATTTCACATG